AATCAGCAGGAAGAATATGAAGATTTGTGGAATCGGATCCACAAAAAGCGCGGTTTCGGATGGGATACAAACCCCTGGGTGTGGGTTATTGAGTTCAAGAGGGTAATGTCATGACCACTGATAGCCTGGATCGTGGAACTGTGCTGGTGTGCAGCCAGTGCAATGCGGAGGTAGCGATTGTTCGCAAGGGTGAGCTGCCTGCGGGATGGGTTGTGCTGAGGAATACGGGTTGGGTGCAGGTTTCCTGCCCGGTGTGCGATGCGAAGGAGCAGGCCCGGTATGAGGTTTTGATGAGGGGTGGCGTGAATGAGCAAGCCAGTCGTCATTCATAATGCGCGGTTTGGGCGGTTTCCGGTCGTGTGTGAGTGTGGGAACCAGATTACGTTGTCACTGGTGAAGGGTTACAATAAACGGGCAACTGTGTGCGCACGCTGTAAGGGTACTGTGCGGGTAGTGGCGGTTTATGATGGGTATGGCGTGGCTACGCTGAAGGCCCTGACTGTGGAGCAGTTGGAGGTGGGTGATGGGCGAGAGTTTTGAAGCGAGGGAGCGTAGGAAGGTAAGAAACGCGGCGTATGCGAAGGCGCGGTGGGAAAAAATACAGGCGGAGAAAGCCGCGACGGCTGAAAGGGAACGACCTGATTTCAAAACAACACCGAACGGGATCAAGAGCATCGCCCCACCCACGCTAAAGGTGAAAGAATTGGAGCGTATGGATAGGATTGTTGTGGAGGCGTACCGGAGGGCGTTAGAGATGGGGAAGGTGGATGAGGCGGCGATGATCAGGAATAATCCACTTAACTTGGGTATTGAGTGGTGAGGTAGGGAGAGCGCGCAAACCTGGCGCTCTCTTTTTTTGCTTTAATATTTATGATTATTATGATGAATATCATATAAACTATTGACATCTGCTTAAGAGGTGTTAAAATTTAAGAGTAGTACAGTTTAGCAGGCCGATTGAGTTGCGTTGGCTGTTTCCCGGAGTTGAGCGCCCGGCACCGATTTGGTGCCGGGTTTTTCGTTTGTACAAGGAGATGGATATGTTCGATATTGCAGTAACACCTGATTTTCTTTCGTTTATTTTGGCCGGTTTGACGGCGATTGTTTTTGATTGGTTTCCAGGGCTGGCTGGATGGTACAGGACACTGAGCGAGCTGAAGAAACGGCAGATCATGGCAGCGGTTTTGCTGGTAATTGTTCTGGCGGTTTATCTGGGCTCATGCACTGGGATCATTGCTGCGGGTTATTCGTGTGATAAGGCGGGTTTCGCGGAATTGTTCCAGGTGTTCCTGGTGGCGATCGGGATTAATCAGGGCGTGCATTTGCTGGCGCAGCCAAGCAAGAGCACGGAAATACAAGGTTAATCGATGATTCCAACAGTGCCCGCATCGGTCTGGGATCAAATCGCGGTTGTGATTGTGTTTGCATTCCTGCTGGCGGGAACGGGTTACGTCATTGTTAAGATTTTCACCAAGGCAATCGCGGATATCAATGCCCATTATGCCAGCCTGCTGACGGAAACAAACAAACAATGGCAGCAGTATTTTGACGCGAGAAGCGAATCGAGCAATTTGTTATCGGAAAAGCTGACCAATCGCATGGACGATATTGCGCGAATTTTAGGAAGCCTGGTCAGTGATTTTGAAAAGCATGATGAGATGGAACGCGTTGCGCTGGATTCGATGAGCAAAAAGCGCGCTGGTTTGTCCAAGGTTACGACGAAATGACTATTCGCAGAGTTACCCAACTTGAACTGGAAGATTTCCTGACCACGCACGAGATCGGCGCAGATGCTGATTCGGGCAGCGGGGTACAGGCGCTTTCGGCTGAAGAGGTTCGGAAGCGGGCGCAGGTGGCCAAGCAGGCACTGCATAACCGGTTTGAACAGGATGATGGCGCCGGGGATTGGTCCGGGGCATATCACAACCTGATCAACGCCGGGTGGCCATGGCGAATTGCGGCATGGGTGGCGTGGAGCACGATGCCGAAAAACAAACGCTGGCCAAAGACGCAGAATGAGCTGGCAACGGATATTTTGGGTTTGGGCAGCGATAGGGTGATTGCGCAGTGGCGCAAGAGATTTCCTACGTTGGATCAGTTGATCGCAGATTTGCAGGCGGATGAGATGCTGGATGCGCGCGCGGATGTGTTCCACGCGCTGAAGGTTTCGGCATCGACGCCGGATTATAAGCACAGCCCTGACCGGCGGCTTTACCTGACGATGTCGGGTGATTATGTTGATCATGCCAAGCTGGAATTGAGCGGCAAGAAGAGCCAGAAGAGCCTGAAGGATTTGAGCGATGCTGAGCTGGATGCTTTGAGCGGTGATCCGGAATTGGTGAAGACGTATTTGAAAAGCCTGCGGGATGAGGAAAGCGCAAATGACGACAGCGCAGATCTCGAAGAATGATGCCCTGGCCGAGCGGATCCGACGCGAGAAAGCGCGTCGGCATCTGATCGACTTCGCAACGTATGTGGCGCCCTGGTATAAGCCAGCGCGCGCGCATCGCTATGTGGCGGAGAAGCTGGAACAGGTGAAACGCTACATCGAGACGGGCGGGCGGGAAGGCTGCGGGCGTTTGATCATCAACATGCCGTTTCGGCATGGGAAGAGCGAGCTGGTGACAAGGCTATTTTCGGCCTTTGTGCTGGGATCGCTGCCGGAAAAGCGCATCATTGTGACATCCTACGGCGCAGACCTGGCCGAAGATGACAGCCGCAAGATCCGCGATTATGTGGACAGCGACGGGTTCAAGGCGTTATTTGGCGAGCTGGGCACGTTTGACGATGAAGGGCCAGTAATGGTCAGCAGTGAGACACGCAAGCGGGCCAACTGGTCGCTGCAGTTTCATCGGGGCGGGGTGACCGCGGCGGGCATCGGCGGCGGTATCGTGGGTAAGGGTGCGCATTTGCTGGTGATCGACGATCCGTATAAAAAACGGGATGAGGCCGACAGCGAGAATTACCGAAAGTCTGTGATGCGCTGGTACCGCGGTTCGGCTTATACCCGTTTGGAAGATGGCGGGGCGATCATCGTGATCCATACGCGCTGGCATCCGAATGACCTGACCGGTGATTTGCTCCTTGAAATGGCCTCCGGGTTGGGTGAAACCTTTGAAGTGGTACACCTGCCGATGCTGGCGCTTGAAGCTGAGCAATTTCCGCAAACGGATGAGCAGTTCAATGAGAACCTGCTGCGGGGCGTGTACATCCCGCGCGGCGGTGATCCACTGAAGCGGAAAGCGGGTGAAACGCTGTGGCCGGAGAAGTATGACGATGTGGCCGCTGCGCGAATCAGGCAGAACATCGGCGAAGATGAGTTTATGCCGCAGGCCCAGCAGTTACCCCAGCAGGTGAGCGGTGGGTTCTTCGACGAACAAGATTTCACGATTGTCGACCACGCGCCTGAAGGTTTGAAGTGGTATGTGTACGCAGACCTGGCGCTGGGCAAAACTGAAACGAGCGACTTCAACGCGGCGGTGGCGACGGCGATGGATGCGAGCGGCATCCTGTATCTGCGGGATATGCTGCGCGGGCGGAAATTGGAACGCTTTCTGGATGACCTGACTACTTGGATGCTGGACCAAGACGAAGTAGGGACGGTGTGGGGCATCGAGGAAACGCAGTTTCAGTCGCTGGTGTGGATGGAAATGATGAAGGATGCGCGCCTGGTGAATGTTGAAATTATGGGCGTTACGCCGAACGGCGATAAGGTGACCAGGGCACGGCCACTGCGCAGGCGCGCGAAGAAGGGTTATGTGCGATTGGTGCGCGGGAAGTGGAACCTGGAGTTTATTCGCGAGGCGGTGTCTTTCCCGACCGGGCGGCATGATGACCAGGTGGATACATCTTCAGGCGGGCTGCAGATGATGGCGGCGGATGCGATTGGCAATCAAAAGCCGGTGAGCAGCCCGGCGATTGTGGTGAACGCGGAATCATTGTTTGTTTAATCAATGGAGGCAGGCATGCAATACAAAAAAGTAAAACTGGAAGAAATGACCAAAGGGTCACTGAATTACCAGGTACAACAAATCTCATCCGCGTTTCGCGAGGCATTTCCGGAAGGGCCGAACGGGCCGTGGTGGAATGTGGAAGAAATCTTCGACGACCACCTGATCGTTGAAGATATGAGCGAAATGAGCAAGCTGAAGGATGGCGAGTATTACAACGTGGGGTTTAGCCTGGAAGGCGAAAACTACACGTTTATGGCACAGCCGTGGCCGGTGGTGGAAGAGACTTACCAGCCAAGCACCAGCCCAGAACCGGTGACTGTGACCGTAGAAAGCACGCACAAAAGCAAATTGAATGAGCGGATCTCGGCGATGGTGCTGCTGGAAGCTGTGGCTGGAAATGGGATGCGCAAGATGCGCGCAAATGATGTCATTACCGCTGGCGTTGTCAATGGCAACGGACGGCGTTATCCGGCGGGCGTTTTGAAGGCAGCGGTTGATGAACTGCGCAACCATCTGCATGAGAGCGCCGGTCAAGGACGGATCATTCAGGTATTGGGCGAGGCGGAACATCCGACCGACAAGGGCAGCAAACGACCCAACCTTTTGGAGACGGTTATCAAATGGGATGATGTCTCATTTGATGGAACGACCGTCAGCCTGGGCGGAATTATCCTGGGAACTTCCAAGGGCAAGGATTTGCAAGCCATCATGGAGGGCGGCGTTACGCCAGGCGTGAGCCTGCGTGGATACGGTGAAACACGCACAATCAAAGAGAACGGCCAATCGATTGACGAGATCACGAGTTTGACCCTGACCGGGTTTGACCTGGTACTCGAACCATCCTTTGCGGATGCACAGGCCGTGCTCGAATCGAAACAACCAATTATTCATCTGGAGGATGAAATGGAAGCAAAAGAACTGCAAGAAAAGCTGGATGCCCAATCGTTGGAATTGGCCGAAGCCAAGAAAGCCGTTGAAGAACTCGCGGAAAATAAACGCAAGGCGAGCGTTGAAGGCGCTCTAATTGAATCCACCAAGGATCTGGCTTATGGCGAAGATGGCAATAAGTCTTTCGTCGAGGCTGTGCGCGCTGCGAACCCGCAGGATGCCGCGGCTGTGACCTCACTGGTGGAAGCCAAGCGGGCCGAATATGACAAGCTGTTTGCCGGGCGGAAGCTCGAAAAGATGGGCTTTGGTGGCCGCGTCAGCAACATGGCGCCTGTGCTCGAAGCCGAAACCGGCACGCCTGAATTTGCCCGCGGTGCTTTCGAAATCAATGAAAGCATCCGGCGCGCG